TTTAGGGGGTGGGGTGGTCAATGTTTAAATTTTGGTTTCTGGTTCGGGACCCCTGGGCCGCCCGCAGGGCGGCCCAGGGTTTTTGTTTAGTCTAACAATACCATATATGCTTTGGCATTGTTTTTCATAAACCAATCTAATAGGTCTCGCATTTTTTGCCAGTGCTTACTTGCACCTGTGCCTAGTTCTTTATCTTCAAGAGTGGCGAGTGCCTCATGATAAAATATCTTATCATGTTTCTCCGCCTCTTCTTTTGTTAGTTCAATAGATTCACCTGAGAATCTATTTCGTCTTGTGTAGTCTTTGTTATCTTTCTGTGTTTCCATGGTCCAATATTATCCTACATTGCTTTCATTGTCAATCTTTTTTATTATCGTTTGTGTATAAGTATAACCGTAAGGACTTTCCTCTTTCTTTGGGTCCTCGATACGCGTTTCAAGTGGCTCGGTCCTTGGTGCAATCCTTATGACTTGCTCAACATATTTATTTGCATAGTCATTGTAGCAACCCATACTACAAAAATAAGAATACATATTTAATCGGTCGCCACTATTCCATTCAGTTTGTTTTACCTTTCTAGTTCTTAAAACCTTAGAACCTTTAGACCCTCGTACCCTATCTTGCGTTGAATAGGTATGGCAACTCGGACCATGGCACCAAACATAACTCATGTTCTTATTCTCGCTTGTCCGGTTGCCATTCTCCAACCATCGTTATCTAAATCCCAATACACTAAACATGGTACACCATTTTTAGATACAAAAGATTTTCCTTTCGTTCCATCTGGTTTATCGTACTGACCTTTCCTCGTAATAAACTTTGCGTGTTTCTTTGCGTAGTAAGTTATATAAAACATTTCGTCCTTTCTGTTATCTGGGATAATATATTATCCCAGATAAAATGTCAAGTTTTAATTTAACTGACTTTGTTCGTATTGTTTTCTCAAAGCGATTTTCTGTTCTCTCGTTTGAGTTTTGTTTTTCATGCCTTTAATTAAGTTTGCTAAGTTTGTTGGATTATAAATAGTTAAACCAGTAGAGTTAGTTCTAACTAATTCTGCCTCGTCTAATTCTATTCCAAGTTCTTTTGCCAACTCAATTCCCTCACTTAGATATCTGTATGCTTTCAAACCAATCTTTAATTGTTCAGTTTGTTTGCCAATACTATCTATCCAAGTTTGGTGTGTGGAAACAACTTTTGCTTTTGCCTCTCGCCATGCTAAAAAGATTTGATACTCGTCATGAGTACAAGCGATTGCTCTTGAACGACAATGACTTGTTCCAATAACATCAAGCTGAAACTGATTGTCGAACTTTCCTGTTATGCCTGTTCCATTATCATCATAACGACCTTTACCAAGAAACTTATTATTAGCGTCTATGTGTTTGGTCTTATGTGGGTTGCTATCTTTACCAGATTGTTGGGCTATAATATCTGGATTGCAACCATTGGCTTTTAGTTCCTCTCGGTAGTATGCGTGAGCGAAATGGTCTCTCTCATCACTATCGCCATACTCACTACCATTGAGATTGCCATACAAACTAAAATCAAAATGTGATTTAGTTTCTTTATCCTCATCATCTTCATCTTTATCTGTGTAAGCAAAGTAGAAACATTTATCTTTTGCAACTACATCACAGGGGTCGCCATACTTCTTTTTAAATACTCGTAGAGTATTTACATCTTCGGTAGGATATGACCTTTCTACAACTTGTCTTGCAAGTTCAAAAGTATTCTTTTGACTTTCATCAAAGTTCTCTCTTGCTTGTAAGAACGCTTGCCTTTCATGTGTGTCCTCTTTTTCAAAGACATCTTTAATACGATTATAGAGTTTGTTTCTATACTCGGTATTCATTCTTATTTTTGACATTTAGTCCTTTCTGTTAGTATTTATAATTATCCCAGATTATCCCTTGACAAAAGCTTTGTCAAGTCTTATATTGCATTAGGAGTACAGCTGAGCAGAAACACTTGACCTAGCAGGCTGTGGTCCTTTCGGATCAAAGGCGTTCGGAGTGTGAGTATAAACACTAGAGCAGAGGTTAGACTTCGGGAAATAGGCCCTCTCTAAGACCGGTAATAAGATAGTTCCGGACCCTCCGCGCACTTACGCCCTTGAGCCCTGATCCTGCAATGGTGTTGAACTAACCATTCAACTGCAGGATCTGGGGTCAAGCACCTAGTTAATTGCTAGTAGGCCTGTTGTCCGGACTATTAAAATAAAGCACGCCGGCCTCAATGTGTTTGGCCAACCCTCAGGGCCAGGGTAAGGGCCCAAGCTTCAAGCAACAAGCCACAAGCTTGCCACAATCATGTGGTACAGCTGCAGCTAAACAGAAAGGAAAGAAATGAGTACAGTTAGAAAGAGTGAGACCAGCGGAGAACAGCTTCGCAGGATGTGCAAGGACATTGCGGACGGGATCACCAACCCGGTGACCAGCAATGATAAGCAGGAAGATGGCAGCGTCGAACAGCATGGCGGTGCCAGCGAATGGATGGAAGGGACCTACGACATACGCTATTATGTCGACAGCAGCAAGCGCTACCTGGGCGCGGAGATCATGGTCGCTGGAGGCGGGCCAACCATCTGGGTAAATACTTATACGAAAGAAGTTGAAGGCTATTGGGGCGGGGACAAGGTCCTTGAGCCTTTCATAGACAACCTAGGACTGGACGAGTATTGTGAAGAGATGTATGGCTGCTAACTGGTCAGTCGATGTTACAGGGATCAAGGCCCAAGCGCCAAGCATCAAGCACCAAGCTCTTCAAACCTCAAGCAACAAGCATCAAGCCCCAAGCACAAAGGCTCAAGCTCC